CCAGTCCCAGGCCAAGGCGGCAGCCGAGAGGGAGGCTCAGAAGGCTGAGGCTGAGGTGAAGGAGGAGGCAGAGAAGGTAGAGGCCAAGGCTTAATGCCTGCGCCGTACCTCCTCAACCCCCTGGAGCTTCCGGTCGCTCAGTCAGCGGCCCAGGCATTCACCAATGCCTTCCCGGATCAGGTCACCCTGGACGCCACGCTCAACCCTGACCGCACCACCCAGGCGAACTCAGCCCTGGCCTCCAATGACCCCCGCAAGGCGGGCCAGGGGACAGCGGCAGGAGCCACAGCCTCCGGAGTGGCCCCGACGTCGGGCGCTCACGGGTCTGCCGTACCCCTCACCATCACCGGCACCAACCTGACCACGGCCAGGAAGGTCAACATCGGCAAGGACGCCGCCAAGGTGGTCGTAGTGAGCGCCACCAGCGTCACCTGTACCACCTCAGCCAGCGTGGCTGCGGGCGCACAGACAGTGAAGATCTCCTTCTCTGACATGTCCACCCTCAACGGCCCCACCTACACGTTCACCTAGGAGGATCATGCCCGCCGCCTACACCGGGCCGTACACGGTCAACCCGCTGGAGATGCCCGCCAACCAGAACGCTGCGGCTCTCTACAGCAAGAACCCCTTCCTCCCCTCCATCGTGGACACCTCCGGGGCAACGTGGTCCTCGTCCCCCCTGATCCCGAGCGCCAACGGAGCGGGCGGGCAGACCTCCTTCGGTGACGTACCTCCTACGGGGGCTGTCAGTCGTACGTCCTGCGCCCAGGCTGCCCTGGCTGCTGAGCAGGCCAGGCTCCAGGGTCAGAGCGATCGTCTCAACCGGGACATCACCGTCATCACGGCCACGCCATGACCGCCTACGGCTACGACCCCAACAACGTCACCACCCACCTCTACCCCCAGGAGCTATCGGTCATGCCGGTGGCCCGGTATCAGACCAACGCCCCCCAGGACGGGGCTGGGTACAACCACTCCCTGGCTCCCTCGACCCAGCCCACTGGGGGCGTGGCGCTCAGCCCCACTGCCTTCCCTGACGCACCGGACACAGCGGGACCGGCCAACGCCAACCGCACCGACTGCTCCACCAACACGGTGAACAACGCCAACCTGGGGACAGCGGGTGGCATCAAGCCGAGACTCCAGGCTGAGCAGACCCTGGTGGGCAACCAGTTAACGGCGGTTGCTGCCTTATTGCCTGCCTCCACGTCCACCTTGACGACGGTGGCCCCGGCCACCGGTCCAACGGCTGGGGGCACTGCCTTGACCCTGACCGGGACCGGCTTCGCTGCCGGGGCCACCGTCACGGTGGGCGGGCGCGCTGCCTCCAGCGTGGTGGTAGTGAGTGCCACCTCGATCACCTGTGTGGCTCCTGCTGGGGAGTGCCCAGGCATCCTGGGCGTGTCGGTTTCCGGCCCCAACGGCAACGCCTACAAGGCAGCCAGCTTCACCTACACCTGATGCTCGCCAGCGTCTGGGACTCCGGGTTCGCCATCAGCACCTACCTCCTGGTGTTCCTCATCTGGGGCTTCGGGATCTTCTGCGCCTTCATCTGCTTTCGGAAGCGCCACATGCTGTGGTTCATCCTGGGGTTCTTCTTCGTGGTGTGCTGGTACATCGGCGCGCTCCTCCCTGACCGGCGAGAGGTGGTCGTAGTGGAGAAGCGGGTCTAGTGGCGACACAGAAGGGCGTCGTCACCTCCCAGCAGCTACGACCCTCCGGGCGCACCTTCCTCGTGGCTGACGCCGGGGAGCTACCGCCCTGCTTCAAGGACCGGTGGGGTGACTGGGTCTGCGGGCATGACCACGACACCTCAGTGCCCCTGGAGGACGCCTACCAGTGGTTTGAGGGCTGGACTACCCAAAGTCGGCTGTAGCCGGTCACAGGCGGCTGTAGGGGCCTCTAGGGGGTGTTTAAGGTGGGAGGTCCAGTGGGTTGGGTGATCAGTGGTGGTTCACCGACAGCCCCTCCCCAGGGCGTGCCGTCCGAGTTGTACCACATGCTGGAGACGATGGGGAAAGCTACCTTCACCGACGCCTGGATGTCAGAGTCAGCGAGCAGGGACTGATCGGGAGGGACGTAGTCAACAGGAGGAGGAGCGGCCCTGCCTCCTCCAGGCTGAGCCTTGCTGATGATGTTGGGATCCTGGGCCACGATGCGGATGAAGCCAGTCACAACGTGGGTCGATCCCCGTAGAGCGTCATAGGCACAGTTCTGCTGGTCTGGCTCGTCAGGGATGTCCAGGTTCTCCTGGCACTCGATCAGGACACAGGCTTCCACCCGTGACTGGAAGATGGCATCCTTGGCAAGATCAGCGATCCCCTGATAGCTCATCCCGAGTTCCTCTCTTCCTCAGCCTGCTGGTTCTCCTGGATCTGGCGGGCGATCTGCTGCTGAAAGCTCATGACAGCCTCCGCAGTCTTGAGACCCTGGAAGTCAGCCGCCACGTTCATCACCGCTGGATAGACATCCTTGGCCGTCGCCTCGCGCTGGGCCACGAACCGCTGGACAGGGTTCAGAACGACCCTGGAGGAGCCGTCGAGGTCCACCACCACGATGAACAAGCAGAGAACCTGCTCTGGCTCTGGCTCTGATCCGTTCATACTCAATCGACTTCACCTGGCTGACGGTCATACATGTGGAGCAGCTTTCGCTGGGCTGTGGTCACTGACGAGGCCACGGGGCAGAAGTCACAAAGGTAGACCTCGCGCCCCTTCCATGTGGAAGGAGTTACCCGGCGCCCGTCATCGTGCCAGTCAATGCAGTCAGTGCCCTGAGGACGGCGATGGATGTTGTAGCACCGCATCGCATCCTCTTTATAGGTGTCCTTGGTGGCGTAGAACTCCGGGTGTAGGCCCGTCCAGCGCTCACCCAGGCCCTTCAGGATCTCGTCCTTGTGACCCTCCCAAAAGGTGTGCCGCCCGAAGATCCTGGATCGACCCAGGCTGGCTCCATTCACTCCCACCATCTGCTTCTCACCGCAGTTGCAGGGATCTTCTGACGCCACCAGGAGAGCAGCGACCTCCGGGTTGATGTCACCATGCTTCTGGACGTGCTGACGCACCACCCGATCCAGGATGGGATCCTGGGCCTCAAGCTGAGGCGGGCCGTCATAGAGAGGGAGTTGCTCGATGGTCTTGCACTCCCGGCAGACCAGGAGCCTAGGCAGTGAACCGACCGTCCGGTGTGCGCTTCTCCGGCGCCTCAAAAATCCCGTAGCCACAGTCGCCACGGTTCAGCGCCATTTTGTCAGCCTTCTCCAGGCGAGCATCAGGATCCGGCCAGAGGGAGCGGTTCATGATGAAGCGCTTGTACGTCCCATCCACCGTCCCCTCCAGTAGCTCTGCGTTCATGCTCCTGTCTTTGTACTGACTCATGGTCCTCCTAGAACAGAGTGCCCTGACTTGGGGCGCCGGGGCGAGTATCAGGACCGGCAGGCTGTGGGGGCCTGCCTGGCTGACCGGGACCACCCCAGGGCCAGGCACCGCCACCACCTGGACCGGGACCGGGTGGCATTGGCCTGGCCCCTCCAGCCTGACCTGGCTGTGGCCTCCATCTGCCGCCTGTCCTCACGGGCCTGCCTCCACGCACCCCTGCGATGCGGAAGGTCTCAGCGTCGTTGAAGTCCTTGGCCCTCTTCCTGGCTCCCTGGAGAGCGGTGACAGCCGGGGCACCGACGTCACCGATGAAGTGGAGGGCTGGGATGAGGCCCACCACCCGGCCAGCGTGCGCTCCACCAGGGCCGATCTCAGCCATGGGGCCGATGCCCTGGGCCGCTCCCGAACTGTGGTGAAACTCCCAGGCCACTACCAGACCTCCTCAACCCCCACGTTACGCGCCGCCCCCTGCCAGCCCGAGACCCCGCCCGAGAGGGCGTAGCGCTGGTTCATGAAGTTGCGCTGGGCGTCCAGGCACTCGTCTATGCCCGCCTGGCGCTCCGGGTAGGTGGGGAAGCCCCACCTGGGTGGGAAGGGGACTCCGAGAGTCGCAATGGGTGGGCGCACCTCAGCCACTAGCTCCTGGCCGGGGATCATGGCCGTCCGCAGGGCTGCGGTGACCAGTAGCTCCTGGCTGGAATAGTTGGGGCCGAGTTCACGGTAGATGTCCCCACTATTTTGCAGGCGCACAGGGCGGGGGCCGTCGATCACGTCACAAGCCTAACGGGGGAAGCAGACGGTGGCAGTGCCCGCCCCCGGTCCCCTGGCTGAGCTAATCGTCAAGGTACCAGCCCCAGTCGGTGCCCATCCCATGCTGAAGGTGTGAGGACCAGGAGTAAGCCCTGTCCACTGGCGAACCCCGAAGATATTCATGACCGTGTTTGCCGCATTGAAGCCATGCCCAGCTACGGCATTCCAACCCCCACCATCCACGTTGCCGCCAATGGTGCAATCTATACCCGCAGATGCATAGACGTCCTGGGCTTGATAGAACACATCCACTACACCGGAGGGACCGACCGTGACGGTCATCCGCACATTGGCATGGATCTCAGCCCAGCCCCCGGAGTTGGTCACGGTGACAGCCCCTAGCTGGGCACGGCCACCTGACAGCCCTGCGAAGGGGGTCTGCCAAGAGGCGGCGTAGTTGGCGGCACTGTTCTTGGTCAGCACCTGACCAACAGTGCCTCCCTGAGGCAGGCCAGCGTCGGGGATCTCGTTGGGTGACCCCAGGTAAGCGGGGAAGGCCGGATCACCACCCTGGAAGATGCACCAGACCATGCTGCCCACCGGAGGCAGGCTCTGCGAGTTGACCAGGGGCGGCGCCCATATGGGCACCGGGGTGGACCCGAAGATCTGAGGGATGTACAACTGGACGCGTCCCTGGCTCGACGGGTCTCGATTGTTGTAGACCCTGGCGGCGTAGACGCCTTCGTAGTGCGTGCTGGTTGGCGTGCTAACAGATGTCGACATTGGATGCGGTAGCGGCACGCCAACGCTTGTTGATCATGCGAGTGGCCGGGACGTTGGTGACGGTGTAGGTGTAGGGGTTGTTCGGCGTGTAGGCCACTGCTGTCCCCTGGGTGGGGCGATGACCGCTGTCACCTAGGGAGTCGCGTCCCAGGCATGTGTCCATCGAGTAGCCGTCAGTGCTGATCTTATGGGTGACCTCGTGGACCCACCACATACCGTCCTGGTTGGAGTCAATGCCCTGGAGGACGATAGGCATGCCCTGCTTCACCGTGGTCAGCCCAGCCAGGGTGGCCGTGGCCTGGTAGTTGAACCGGTTCGCCTGGGTCATGCCCGCCAGGATCGCCTGGGCGTGGGACTGGCTGGTCACCACCTGATCGGAGACCTGCTGGCCGAAGAAGGGGTAGACGGTGTTCCTCCCTAACTGACTGGGCAGACTGCTGCCATCGTCAGCCCAGCCCACGATGTTGCCGTTCCTGTCCATGCCATTGATGGAGCGGACAGCCTTGGTATGACCGGCGATGGGGAAGGTCTCACCCTGGACAGAGTTGAACCTGGAGATGGACTGGTCCCCGAAGTTCACCACGGTGTTGCGGCTGTGGAACACCGGCATGCCAGTCCAGTAGCGCTTCATGCCCAGGTCGACAGAGGTGAAGCGGATCTGGCTCTTGTTCACAGCCAGGCTGTAGCCCACCTTGGCCGCTAGCGCAGTCAGGAAGCACCAGGCTGAGTCCCCAGGACTGGTGATCGAGGGCCACTGGACGTCGTCGTCCTCCACCACCGTCGAGAGGAAGTACTTCTGCGCCACCAACTTGACCAGGGTGGAACACTGCACGTTCGACCAGGCCCCCACGAAGGGATCCTTGAGCGCGTAGCTCACCCCGACGCAGACGACGTCCTCATAGTTGACGCCAGTGGGGATGGCCCGGTCGTAGTGGTTCTCCACATGGTCGATGTAGCCATAGAACATCTCGGTGTCGAGGGGGAACCAGCCGTAGGGCATCTGCACCGGGGTGCCTGGCTGTAGCTCCGGCACGTCGAGGGGCACGCCTCTCAAGGTGATGATGGCGATGTCATGCATACCCTCAGTCATGATCACCTTGACCGTGTTCACCGTCTTCTGAGCGTTGATGCCGCCTGGGTCAAAGAGGGGGTAGGCCCCTGGTGTGTGCTTGAGGGCCTGGGTCACTGGGGGATCCTAATGATCGTGCCGACGACAAGGCTCTCCGGGTACCACACCTCCGGGTTGGCGTCAGCGATGCGCCACCAGAAAGTGGGCACGCCGTAGATCTTGGCGGCGATGAGGTCGAAGCGGTCTCCGGCCACCACCGTGTAGTAGACGAAGCCACTCGACAGGACATTGGGATAACCGGAGCGGTACACAGCCTGGGCGCTGTCACCGTTGGCATCGGTCACCGTCACCACCGGATTGCCCATGTACCTGGAGCCGTTGACGATCATCCTCTGAATGCCTTCGGGTTGTTGAAGCCAGAGGGCTGGCCTGGGGCGATGATGGTGCCGTACTGACCCTTGTCACTGACCAGTGGGTTCATGACGTCGGCGCTCGACAGGTTGGGCAGGTACATCCGCATGATGCCGATGTCGACCGTGGCCTCGATGGGGATCATGTCCTTGGAGAACAGCGTGTAGGTGTAGTCCAGGGAGGAGATCAGACCCTGGAACTGATAGCCCCAGCCAGGGCTGCCGGGTGGGCTGCCGAAGACCACCTGGATGGGCAGGGACATGGGTGGCCGGTCACCGGCTCCGTAGGTGCCCAGGCCGGTGATGCCGGTGGCTCCTCCAGGCAGCTTCTGGCCCTTCTTGAGGCCGGGGTACTGGGACTGAGCGTCGTAGACCCCCATGAGTCGCTCGATCGCCCTGATGTCCCAGCGACAGCCAATGGCAGAGGGACCGGGGCTGCCGTCCTTGGGGTTGTTGAACCCACCCATGTACACCTCGTACATGCGGTTGAAGATCAGGGTGAAGCTGATGCTCTGGTTCTGCACCCAGTAGGGGCCAGCCTGGAGGGCCGTGGGGTCGGTCTGAGAGGGGGCCGTCGCGTCGGTGGTGATCGAGCAGTCGGTGGCGATGGACTGCGGGTTCATCATGAAGTAGCAGGCGAAGGGACCACCCTTGCGCTGCTTCATCGTGGCCTTGAGCGGGTCACCGGACGTGTCGGTGTTGGTGAGTAACTCCATCATCCCGCCCCGCACCAGGATGTCGTTGGGCATGTAGCCGAACTGAGCGCTGGCGGGCTGGCCGAACTGGTTGCTGGACGCACCACCAGCCACGGTCTTGCCTGCGAAGTGAGGGTCGAAGGGCAGATTGTTGCGGGGGTCAGGGAGATCCGCCAGGGCGATCTCCATGGCAGCCTGCTTGCCCGCATCCGTACTCAGGTCAGGGAGCGCTCCAGCTACCGGTTTAACGCCAGGGAACGCCTTATTGGTGCCCGTGGGGACGCCTGGATTGCTGTTGGCGCCCCCACCCCCACCTCCTCCTCCACCACTGGCCGGACCACCGGCACTACCTCCACCAGTGGGCCGCTTCACCCCTCTGAACGGCTCAGTGGAGTCACCCACCAGATCCAGGGGGTTCATGCAGACGACTGCACCAGTATGCGGGGCCTCGATGGTCTGCCCGCCCCCGGCGTACATCTTGACGTGGGCGTACTCTCCGCTGTTCCCCGGCTGGAAGTAGAGGATGAGATCCCCCACCTCCATCTGGCTGGCTAGCTGATCCTTGCTGGGCTGACCTGACACCGGCTGAAGGGCGTCGAAGAAGGTGGAGAGCGTGGTCTGGTTGTTCCACTGAGACGTGGTGTCACGTCCGATGTCCATGTGCGGCCCCTGGGCGTACGAGTAGCACATGAGGCCCGAGCAGTCGAAGGTGTCCGGTCCCTGGGAGCCGTACACATATGGCTTGTTGAGTTGCTGTTGAGCGACTGCGTAAGCCGAGTCACCTGGCTTCTGCTGGGGAGCGGAGGAGGCGTCAGGCACTAGCTGCTCCTGAGGGCGGCAAGAACTTGGGGCTTGGACACGGCGGCGATGAACTGGTTGGCGATGTTCTCCATGTCCTTCTGACTGGAGGTGGCAGGCACCTGGAGGACGATGGCACCCTGCTTGAAGTTGAGGTGGACGATGGGACCGCCACCACTACCCGCTGCACCACCCCTGTTGTAGGGGATTGCGGAGTAGTTGTCGGCAGCAGGCACCACGGCCTCACCACGGTGCAGCAAGGCAAGCTGGGAGCGGGCGATGTACTGGCTACCACGGGCATAGCTGGCACCCTTGGAGGCCAGCACGTTTTGGGCGTACTTGATGCGGTTCGCCATGGCTGGGATACCGGCACGCTCAAAGCCCTGCTCAAATGCCTGAGCAGCAGAGGACGCGTCGGTCGACTGTTGCAGCATCGCCAGCGCACCCTTCTCGGTGCTGTTCAGTTGGTACCAAAGAAAATCCAACTGGGTGGAGAGGCTGGTGACGTCACGATTATTTGCCTTGGCCCACGCCTGCAAGGCGGTCGGTGGTGTCCACTGGACGACTCCATAACCGCCGCCCCCACCGATCTGCGACTGGTTGGGCTGTACCCCTGACTCCTGAGCCATGTTGCCGACGATGCCCGCTGCCATGTAGTCCTTCAGACCCTTGCCGATGAAGAAGTTGTACGCCTGCTGGGCGTTACCACTGCCGGTCAGGTTGGTGGGCGTACCAGCCCCGGTACCACCTGAGCCACCAGCCGCAGGGCTACTGCCACCGGACGATGTCTGGCTGTTGGCGGAAGCCGATGAAGGGGTGGCGAACATGCCGGAGTAGTCAGCAATGTTGGCGGTCGGACGGTTGTAGCTCCAGACGTAGCCCGATGGGCCTGTGGCCGGTCCCGTTGCCCCTGTCGGGCCACCTGTAGTAGTGGCAGCGGCTGCGGGGGTACCCCCGAAGAACTGGGCGTAGTCACTACCCAGGCCCCTGAGTCCACCCAGGATGCTGCCACCAACGCTGCCCAGGAAGCCCTCGATGCCACCCAGGATCCCGCCCTTGTGGTGCGTGGTCTTCTGCGGCATGGGCGCGTGCTGCTTCGGTGCAGGAGCCTGCTGCTGAGAGGTGAGGACAGGGTGGGGCGCCGCTGGTGCCGCTCCCTTGGCCGTGATGCTCGCCAGGACAGAGCCTTCAGGAGCAGGGCTGAGCAGTTCACCCAGGGCCGTGTCCTTGATGTCACTCAGCTTGCCCATGAGCAGGGAGGAGACGAAGTCCTTGCCCTTGCCCAGCGCGCTGCCCAGGCCACCCAAGAGACCGCTACCCAGGTGTTCCGCACCCTTGAAGAGGCCACCGATCCCATGCATGGCGCTATGGAAGAGGCCACCAGCCTTATGCATGGCTCCATGGACCAGACCACCACCGGCTCCGAAGATGCTGCCACCGAATAGCTCACCCAGGCCGGGGATCTCCTTCAGGATGTCCTTGCCGAAGCCCAGGCCCCGGTGGATCCCACCCATGACATCGTGACCAACCCTGCTACCGAAGCCCAGGACATCATCGAGAACATGGCGGGGGATGCTGACAACGTCACCGGCAACCCGACGACCAAAGCCGGTCACGTCACCGACCATGCGATTACCAAAGCCGGTCACGTCACCGAGAATGTGACGAGGAAAGCCGGTGATGTCACCACCGATGCGACCGAAGAAGCCGCCGATGTTGGGCATGTGGAAGCCCCCGCCTCCTCCTCCCCCGCCGCCTCCACCGAAGAGGTGACCCAGCAGCCCGCCGATACCACCACCGAAGAGGCCACCCAGGAGACCGCCGCCTCCCCCGCCGCCTCCTCCACCACAGCTACCTCCCCCGCCTCCGAAGAGGCCGCCGAAGAGATGCTTGAAGATGCCACCGATGCCACCCAGCAGCCCACCCATCATGTGCATGGGGTTGAGGCCACCCAGCATGTTGCCAATGCCGCCCATCGCTGGGGTCAGGATGCGCTCACCACCATGGACGATGGCGAGCATGGGGTCATTCGCCATGCCGGGGACGATCCCACCGGTCTGGAAGACGCCACCGATGAGCGACTTGAGGAAGCCACCGATGCCACCACCCATCCCGCCACCGAACATCTTGAGCGGGCTGCTCAGCCCTCCGATCAGGCTGCCAATCCCACTGCCTAGGGGACTCGCCAGCCTGAGCAGGGCAGCGGCTGCGTCGTTCAAGTTCTTAGCTGCCTCTGCGATGCCTGGCTCAGCCCGTGACTCAAGCTGGGACTTAGCTGACTGAGCCTGAAGCTGGGCGTAGTAGGGCGTGTCCAGGCCCGCCTGCTTGGCCCCCTTGGAGGTGCCGACGTCGGGCATGTTGGCGCCCTTGGCCTGCTGGCCCAGCCTGGTGTAGGCGTACTGCATGAAGCCGTAGTACGCGTCACTCCCTGGGGAGATGCCGATGGCCTCCAGGTTCACAGCACCAGGGGCACCGGGCTGCATCATGGCGGCGAAGGTCTTGGCGTTGACCTGACCACCCATGGTCAGCCGGTTGAAGATCTGCTGGTACTGCTGCTCCGGTGTCTGTAGCTGCCCACCTGGGCGCAGGTTGAGGCCCACGGCCAGGGCACGGTTGATCACACCAGGCTGCTGGAGCATGTTCTGCGCCTGCATGGCACCCTGGCGGGACATGCCTGGAACCAGGGTCATCAACTGGTTGGCGCCCCTTTGGACGGTACTCCAGTTGTTGGTACCGGGAGCCACGCCCATGTTCATCATGGCGTAGTAGTTGGCCTGGGCGTAGTCCCCGGCGTTCTGCGACAGCGTGCCGCCAGGGATGACGTACAGGCTCCTGGGGTTCACCCCGAAGGCGGGGCCAAGCATCTGACCGATGGTGGCGCCCTGGACAGACGTGGAGATCATGCCCCCGCCATAGCCCTGGGGGCCAAGGAACTGGGCGGCTGAGCCAGCAGCACCGGAGACCAGCGGCCCCCAGTTGAAGCCACCCTGGCCTCCACCACCCTGGTTGGGGGTCTGAGTTTGGGTGCGCTTGGCGTTGGCGTCGTTGACGTTGGCGTCCATGGGCTGAGGCGTCTGCGATCCAGGGTTGACCCTGGACGCTGAGCCTGGATCCATGGAGGGCGCGCCGGAGGCGAAGGTGCCGTTGGGATCCTGGGCACTAGGCGGCACCCACAGAGGACCGTTGGAGGTGAGGTTGGTGCCGTTCGGTCCCAGGTTGCCGTTGCCAGGAGGAGGTGCCGATGGCCCCATGCCACGGCGACCACCCCCGCCCCCGCCTCCTCCACCAGCCCCTGCTGCCGTCTTTAGCTGGCTCTGAAGGCCGCTCAGCTTGGTGGTCAGGTCGCTGACGGCTGCGGCGATGCCAGCGATGGCGCTCTGTGCCTGGGAGCCGAAGGTGGTGAAGCTGGTAGTGACCCCCGTCAGGGCGTCAGAGATCTTGCTAACGGCCTTGCCGAACTCCTCCGGCCCTGACTTGTCGAAGAGACCTGCGCCGTAGCCCGTCGCCATTTATTTCTCCTGGTGGAGAACGACCTCTATCCAGTGACGTCGTTCGGGGAAAGGCATCGACTTGATTTCAGACAGAGACCAGCCAGGGAATCGCTCAGCGATCCTCTGGTACTGGAGGTAGAGAAGGTCGAAGGGGGTGAGGTCGTTAACGAAAGAGATCCACCAGGGATACGGTGTAGTCCCCCTCGCGACCGCACTCGGTGCATGTAACCCCCACCTCCTCCATGCGTGGCCCAGGGGCACCATCTGCCATGGCCTGGGTGATCTTGCGCCTGTCAGCCATGCTCAGCTTCTGAGCCATGTGGCCCATGACTGGCTGGCCGTCGATCGAGCGGAGGCTGCCGTTGATGGCCGTGGTGACCTCTTCCGGGCCGGTCCTGTTGCCGTCGCCCACCATCTCAAGCTGGACGGCGCCGGTCAGCAGATGCACCAGGGCGAGGTGGCCGTTGCGTAGCTGTACCTCCACGTCCTGCACGGTGGGGTTCTCCAGCTTGGAGATCGGGATGCTCTCTAGCTCCACGACACAGCCGAAGGTCTGCCCACAGAACCGGCAGGGGAAGTCAGGCACCTCCCAATCAGTCCCGAAGGTCAGCATGCGGATCGAGAGCATGAGGTAGGAGCGATCCCCGGCCAGGAGATCGGCCAGCATCTTCACGGGCACCGGGTCATAGGTGCCCACCGACAGCACACACCGCTTCAGGATCAGGTCCACCACCCTGGGGACGTTCATGGTGGGGCTGCGTAGCTCCCGAGCCATGGCCTCCTCGTCGGCACCGTTGATCTCCCGGATCCGGCACTCCGTATGGAGGATGCCATCAGCGTCCAGGAAGCCACCCGGCAGCACCACGGTGTCTGCCGGGAGCGGCCCCATGAGGGGGATGGGTGGCTTGGTGATCTTCTCGGCCAGGTCGCTGGCAAGCTCCGGCCTCGACGCCGCCTCGATGACTTCTACGGGGCCGATGTCGGTCATGGCATCTGCGTAGGACCGACGAAGCTCCCCGGATCCTGGTTGGCTGTGATGACGGCCCAGCCCTCATGGGCGAGCGTCAGGTTCTCGATGAAGACTGCGTTGCCACCGGCCTCCAGGTCGGAGAACGAGTAGCCCATCGGCCAGGCGTTGTAAACGGCGAACCGGGCCTTAATGGGGGGTGGCTGGTCCCTCCCGGCAGCCATGCCTCCGTTGGTGATGGGATGCTCCAGGACGTCGATGGTCAGCCCCACCCTGAAGTTGGTGGTGGCGCTGCCGAAGCCCGCCCCGATGGCGACCGAGAAGATCTGCGTGAACCACGTATAGATCTCCTTGGTGCCGATGTTGGACGTGACCCCGTTCTCGATGGGGGCTGCCATGAAGCCACGCGTCAAGGTCAGGGGGCCGAAGTCGGACTGCCCTGGCATCTTTCGCGTGGTGGTGTTGTTGCCGCCCTCCCGGTAGGGGATGACCTCGTTGTTGACCGACAGACCGGAGCAGGCCATGAAGCCCATACGGGCCAGGTTGGAAAGCTGGCTGCTGGGATGGTTGATAGCGACCCGGAACCGGAAGTTCCGCAGAGGGTCGCTGTTGAGTCCTCGACTGGTCATGTCTCCTCCTTACGTGGTGGCGATGTTGACTGACTGCCCGCCAGCCCACTGGCCGATGCTGATGATCACGAACTCGGCAGGGAACTGGAGAGCGACACCCACCTCGACGTTGACGATGCCCTGCTGGATCGAGGAGATCGGGTTGTTGCTGGAGTCACACAGCACGTAGTACGCCTGGGCAGCGCTGACACCCTGAAGTCCCCCGCTCTGCCAGAAGGAGTTCAAGAACTGCGTCAGCACCGACGTGATCTGGTTCCACAGGATGTAGTCGTTCGGCTCAAAGACGGCGAACTTGGTGAGCGCCACCATCTGAGTGGAAAGGTAAATCAGCGACCTTTCCACCGGCACGTAGCGGGTGATGAGGTACGGCGACAGCGTGCGCGCTCCCCACACCACCACGCCCGAGCCAGGCACCGAGATGATGGCGTTGATGTTGGCCTGGGTCAGGTTGCCCTGGTCAGTGTTGGTGCAGGAGTACTCCAGGCCATACGCACCCAGCAGCACTGCACCCAGGCCAGCCGGGGCCTTGGCGACTCCTCGACTGGAGTCAGTGGAGACATACAGCCCAGCCACGAACCCACCCGGTGGTACCAGCCTGGTGACGCCTGGGTTGGCCGAGTAGGGGTCGGAGATCTGGATCTGCGGGTAGTACACCGCTGCCTGAGCGCTGGCCGGGAGGCCCGACGCACCCTGCACCCAGGACACCATGCCAGTGGGGCTGAGACCAGGCGGGCAGTCGACCACCACGAAGCCGTTGCCCCGGTTCTGCGCGTAGGCGATGACGTTGCCCAGGTCAGCCGCCGTGGTCATCCCCGGCATGTTGATGATGAAGGGCTGATCCGGCAGCGTGTCCAGCCCGCTCTGAAGCTGGGTGATGATGTCGCTGGAGGTGATGGGCGAGCCATCAGTGCCACCGGTTAGCTGCACCGACGAGGCCGTGGCCTTGGGGTTGTTGATGGGGGCAGCCGACGTCGAGGACTGGTCCACCACGCTGATCCAGTTCGACCCGGAGTAAGGGCTGTTGATGACAGCCGGGGCGTAGTTGTTCTGGCCGATGTTGGTCGACCCCGGCACCATGGTGACGTCCTGCCAGGTCTCCACCACGTTCTGCGGGGCGTTGCCCATGTACTTCACCACGATGGTGAAGGTCAGGACGTTGCCCAGCGCATCCTTGACGGTGCCAGGCAGGATGTCGATCCAGAGGCCACCGTTGGGGTTGGTGGTGGTGCCACTACCCCAGGCACCAGGGTTGTCAGCGTTGATCTTCAGCGTGGCGATGCCACCTACCGGGGTGGTGGCGCTGTCGTTGAAGACATGGCTGGCCGTGACCGGCCCGCTGGCATCCAGGCGGATGGTCCGGATGACCGTGCAGCTTGTGCCGCCAGCCGAGAAGTAGGTGAAGACAGCCAGCTTCATGGGTGACGGGGGGTAGGCGGTCTCAAATCCGCCGTACAAGTTGCAGAAATCTCGCCAGCTATTTATGACTTGAGGGCCTAGGGGACCACGGTTCATCGGCCCACAAAAACATGCCGTCGCTACACCCGGCGTGGCACTGATGTAAGTGGGGAACGATGACGTACTCACATAGACGCCGGGGCGCGTTAGAGTGGGCATTTTTTACTCCCTTGGTGACACTTGGGATTGGCCGGGGATGAAGTCAGGAAGAACGGTGCCAGGAACCAGGGCGATGTCGTTCGGTCCCCACACTGTCTCCTGGCTGTACATGTCCTTGATGGTCAGGGCGAGATGCCTCACCCTTGTGTTCAGCAACAAGACGGGGTCTTCGATCTCGGTGGAAATACGTAGCTGGTAGATCTGCCGGAAGAGTCGCTTGTCGGACTCCATCCCATTGGTACGCGACACCCCCATCACAGTGATACGGCGCACCGTTCCGCCTGGGCACGTCATCTGAGCGAACCGGGGATGCAGGCGCCCGAAGGCCAGGGTGGCTGAGATCTGGCTGATGTGCTGGTTGACCCGAGCGCTGGCCGTGACGGTGTAGTCGAAGTCCATCGGAATGGGGTACTCGATGCTGGGCGGCGCATTCTGGCTGAGGTCGAAGGGGATGTTCTGGAGGTAGCGCCAGAACACCGGCACCCAGCCCCGATGCTCACGCTCGTGGGCCACCCGCTCCGAGAGGAAGTTGATCACGATGTTGGGGTACGTGATCCTGCGCTCCTCCCGCTCCGGATTGTGGAACCACACCGGCACGGGCCTGGGCGTATCCGGGGCGGCGTTGAGGTCGGTAACCGTGACGCCCTGGAGCAGGGTCTTGAGGCCCATGTCCTCTTCGGTGTAGAGACCCAGGAAGGGAGGGTTGGTGTCGGTGTCATAGGGCGGGTTGACCAGGGTCACATCGACCCCTCCGCTGCTAGCTCAGCCAGGAACTTCTCCTCGACGTCCCCGGACTGCTTCGCCAGGTCGATGACCACCTCGTTGAGTTGGTAGAGCTTGTCCATGGCCTCAGCCGCAGGAGTCAGGCGGCTGTTGGGGGGCAGGCCGACGTAGACGTTCTCCTGGTCAGCGGTCACCCGGAACCTGTCGATCAGGACGTGGAAGTCTCGGATACTGTACTCGCCCTGCCCGATCCTCTTCATGTTCGCCAGCATGACTTCGCCAGCGGCGCATGCTGCGGGGACCACGGCCTTCGACATCTTCTGGTACTGCGCCGCCATGTTACGCACCTGAGCCAGGTCTTGGGCATTGACGCAGTTGAATAAAGAGGAAGGCATTTTTCCCCGAATGGATGGGCATTATTTTGGCGGTACTGCTGACCGACGTAAGCGGGCCGGTCCACGTCAATGCTAGGTCCGGGTGACGCAGCCCCCCTGACCACCCGGCCATAGCCTTGGAGTGTGTCGGACGTGCAGCAGTTGAGCGAAAGCGGGATGGCGGTCCTAGCGACCACCACCTCACCGGCCACCACCAAGGTCTCAGGGCTTCCCAACCCCTACGACATCACGGCAGGGACGCCGGGGCAGTACCCCGACACCGACCAGGGACTCCCCTATCCACCTGTCAATCCCTCTTCGACACAGAGGATCGCACAGATGGCGAGGCTGCGTCTTCGGGATCTGCCCCGGCCCTTCCTGGCCCGTCAGACCTGCTCAGGGGCTGCCTGGCGCTTCGAGCTTCCCGTCGAGAACGTGTCGGCCCCCAATCTCCAGGTAGTCCTCACCGACACGAGCCAGGGAGGTACTACGGCCCTGGTCCTGGGTACTGACTACGTGCTGGACGAACACGGGGGCACCCTGGTCTTCAACACCGCTCCCCCTGGGGGGCTGCTCATGGTGGCGCAGGGCACCTACTACCGGGATTATCTCCCAGCCGAGATGGATCTCTACGTGAGGACCGCCTACATCCAGCACACCTACGGGGAGCAGCCTGCGGGTGAGGTTGACACCGGGTACCCGCCACCACCAGGGCCTCCACCCCTGGGCACGACCGGCCAGCCAGTCGCCTATGGCTCTCCGGCACCCATGATGGTCAACGAAGTCGAGGAGTACCCGATCTCCATCCTGGTCACCATCATGGCCCTGTGGGACATGGCAGTGGGGCTGGCGCAGCAGCATGACGTCCACACACCAGATGGCGTCACCATCCCACTGAGTCAGACCTTCAACCAAGTCACGTCCATGATCGGCCAGCTTCAGCAGCAGTACCTCGCGCTGTCCAGTGCTTTGGGAGTGGGCCTGTACCGGATCACCCAGTCGAGGCTGCGTCGGGTCTCTCGGACTACCAAGCGGCTCGTTCCCATCTACCGCCCCCAGGAATACGACAACCTCGTTTGGCCCCAGCGGGAGATGCCACCCGTCGATGTGGTGCAGCAGATGTACACCTACCAGGGAACCTGGGACTCCACTCGGCCTTATCAGAAAAACGACCTCATCGACTACGAGAGTCGGCGCTACCTCTGTCTCCAGCCCCATACCAACATCGACCCCACCAGGGATGTAGATCCGACTACCGGCAGTGGATACTACTGGGCCTGGTCCACCATCAATACCGGCTGGGTGGGGTGGTGGTGAGGTGCCACGTACGCGTCAACGCCGGGTCTCGGATGAAGAGGATGAGGAATATCCGGACATCCCGCCGACGCCGAGAAGGTATCTCAACAGCACCCAGTTCGCTGGGACCGCTGCCGGTGTCCATCCACACCAGCTAGCCATCCCCGGCATGGAACACATGTCACATCCCTGGGCCAAGCACCTGGCGCGTGGCTTCATGCTCGACTTCTCCTCCTCCAGGCACACCCACACCCTGAGGGCCATGGATGTGGAAGGGTCTGACCCCCGATACGGGCCGGATGAAGCGGCGGAACTGAACTGGGAGAGGGCACACAGCCATGTGCCGGGCGAGATCTCCCATGTGGTCAACTACCAGGCTGGTGGCCGGGAGATTCACGGGACGGGCGTAGCCAAGGGCCTGGCCGGTGCGCTCCTGAAGTCAGCCCACCACTGGAACTTCGGCCAGGAGACCCTGCCCATCCACTCCCCGCTCCGTACCGCAGCCGGGGAGCATTTCGCCACCAAGTACCGCCCCGATCTCAAGCCAGACGTGTTGCGCCCCGCTGACAGGGGTGGGAGTCATGTCGAGCGCCGGGTCAGGGACAAGCCTGAGTGGGAGGAGCCGGAGTGGCCCAACGTGGGTGAGCGGTTCCATCCCTTCCAGCAGGAGGTGGAGAAGCACCATCCGAAGCAGGCCAAAGGACAGGGGACACTCTTCTAATGCCCATCTACGCCGCCGCCTGGGAGAGCAAGAACCAGATGCTCCGCATGAACGAGACCATGCGGAACTACCAGCGCTACTGGGGCGAGAACGTGCTGTGGTCTGAGTACAACGCCATGTCCTCCTCCAAGAACAACGTCTACGACGAGGGGCCGTCGAGGGCCTGGTACCCACCCATCGTGCTGCCGGTGATGTTCCTGGACTTTCGCCAGGACGATCCCATCGACACAGAGGAGGGCTTCTACGTCCTGTCGACAGCGAGCGTGTGCTTCCAGGTGACTGAGGCCAACGATCGGTTCCGAGTTAGCCCCGCCAACACGGCGGCTCACTTCCGGGATCGCTTCAGCTACGACAACATCGTGTACCGGGTGACCAAGTACGAGAAGCAAGGTTTCGTCCACGGTCAGTACCTCACCATCTCCGCTCTAGGGGAGCAGGTAAAGGCCGAAGAGGTGGTTAATGACGTCCAGCAGCAGGACTTCTTCGTCCAGCAGATGGTGTGGTGATGACTAGCTCCTACGACTTCTACCTGGACTCCGGGGCCGACTGGCAGAAGGTCATCCGGATGCGAGACAGCAACACCGGCAACTTGGTCGCACTCCTGAGCGCCGTCATGGAGATCCGCAACCAGAACAATGTCCTGGTGCTACGGCTGGACGCGCCCAGCGGGCGCTGCCTCATCCTGGAGGACGGCGCCAGCATCCAGCTACACATCACCAGCAACGAGAGCCTCCAGTACTTCCAGTGGGGCAACTTCCCTGGCTCTGTCCAGGCCGTGGGCTACTGGGGCATCGGGCGCAGCTACCTCTATGACATGTTCGTGACCTACGTCAACGGACCTACCGACCGGCTCCTGCGTGGCTTCTTCTACGTCGACCCCAACATCACTGAGCCGTACAACGCTGGTCTCAACCCGATGCTCGCCATCGGACAACGAGGGAGCTACCCGCAATGAGTGACGTCATCGTCGTCAACCCAGCCCCTGACGTCATCGAGATCCTGACACC